ATGGCCAGTATCAGCAGGATCGGCAAGCGGTGGCGGGCGCAGGTGTTCGTTCGTGGGGTTCGGGCATCGAAGATCCATGACACGAAGGCGCAGGCGTCGGCCTGGGCGCTGGAGCAGCAGGCCGAGCTGGCCGGCGACAGGCTGCCGGACAAGACGTTCGGCCAAGCCCTGGAACGGTACGCTGACGAGGTGGCGCCGTTGCACAAGGGCGAGACATGGGAGGTCCGCCGGCTGACCGCCATGGGCCGGCACAAGCTGGCTGACAAGCGCCTTGCACTGATCCTGGGCGCCGACATCGCGAGCTGGCGGGATGACCGCCTGAAATCGGTGTCCCCTGCCTCGGTGCTGCGCGAAATGAAGCTGATGCGGTCGGTGTTCGAGAGCTGCCGGCGCGACTTCGGCTGGCTGCGCGATAACCCGATGAAGGATGTAACCAGGCCGACGGCGCCGGCCAGCCGCAAGCGGCGGATTACCGCCAACGAGGTCGAGCGACTTCGGCTGGCGTTCGGACTGGGCGACCAACTTGCCGCGGAGACGGCGACGCAGCGGGTCGGCTTGGCGTTCCTACTGGGTTTGGAGACCGCGATGCGGGCCGGAGAGATGCTGGGCCTGCACTGGCGGGACGTGGAGCTGGAAGCGCGCTACGTGCGGCTTCCGCGTACGAAGAACGGCGACGCGCGGGAGGTGGCGCTGTCGCCGATGGCTGTGGAGATACTGCGATTGCTGCCGGTGGGCGATGGGCCAGTGTTCGACCTGGATGAACAGTCACGCGATGCACTGTTCCGCAAGATCCGCGACCGTGCCGCGCTGGCTGATCTGCACTTCCACGACAGCCGCGCAGAGGCGATCTGGCGGCTGTCGAAGAAGCTGGATGTGCTGCAGCTGGCGCGGATGATCGGGCATCGCGACCTGAAAAGCTTGATGATCTACTACGACGAAAGCGCCAGCGAGCTGGCTAAGCGGCTCGCGTAGCGGCGTGGCGGTAGTTGTCGGCCCACTGCTCGACTTCGGATTTTTTCCAGGCCTTGACCTTGCCCAGTGGCAGTGCCTTTGGGAAGTTCGGCTTGCAGGCGATGGTTTCGAGAAACGTGCGGCGCGTGATGCCACCGAGGTAGGCGGCGCAGGCATCGGCGGATAACCAGCGATCGCCGGCAACCAGCGCGGCGATGAGGGCAACGGCGTCGGGGCCGGTCGGCTGTTCAGTGTTCATGCTTTCTGCGCCTCCACGCGCTTGAACTCGACCACCCACACCCACGGGTTGACGTTCCAGCTGCCGGAGCCATTGATTGACTCCCACAGGTCGCGGAAAGCGAGTCGAGGATCTTCGTGTGTCACCGCCGCCTGCTCGACAGCATCAGCCCAAGTCACCGGGGTTGCGCTGTAAGAGTCGCGGTAGCCGGAGCCTATTTGCACTGTGTGGATACCTTCGGCGATCGCATCGTCCTCGCTGATCGCCTGCAACCGCTCCACGCGCACGCCGGTCACTTCCAGCGTGATGCGGCTGGCCGTACGTGGCATATGGATGGATGGGGACCAGCCAACTTTGCCAGCATGCTTTGCGTCAGCTCGATAAATCACACGATCCGGTGGCGCATTTGTGCCGAGCGGTGTGTCGAACTCATACCCAAATGCCTCACGCACCCACAGCCGATCGCCTGGCTGGCCGTATGGGCAAGGGATTCGCCCTCCCGCGCTATCGGCGCTCTTCAGCGCTTCGCCGGCCACCGCATGGACGAAATGCACGCCTTTGGCGATCCGCCGCGTCACCGTCTTGCGGCCCTCGAGGATGGCGCGCACCATCGGCGCGGAGAACAGAATAGGGAGCTCACGCATGGCTGATTACCGGGATATAAGGGTGCTGGTGCGCGACGGGCGCCACCGTGGCGTCGAATACGTGATAACCGTCTGGGTCCGCGCGGACGGTGCCAAATTCAGCCTGGAAGAGGTCGCCATTGCGGGCTTGCCGAAGATGAAGATCACTGCTGGGGCTATCTACGATTCCGCCGACGACGCATTCGCTGCGGGCCACAATCAGGCGCGATCGGTCATTGATTAGCAGTGCCTGGCGGATCATGCGGCGATCCGTTCCGGCATCTGCACCGGGTCGAGGTTGGCGCGGGCGATCGCGCAGAGGGGCGGCGGGCTGACGCTGTTGCCGACCATGCGGACGCTGGCGCTGATGGACAGCTTGCGGCCGTCGGCGGTGGTGTCGATGATGTAGTCGGGCGGGAAGCCCTGGGCGCGGAACAGTTCCTCACGGCGCAGCATGCGCAGGCCGATGTCCACGATCACGTAGGGCGTGCCCTGCACCAGCACGGTCACCAGCGCCAGGCGGTCGCGGGTGGTGATGGTGTCGACGGGTTCGCGCAGATCCAGCGCCTGACCGTTGCCGTAGTAGTTGACCAGGAATGCCGCCACGCGCAGCGCGCCGGCTTCGTGCTCGGGCGACAGCGAAGCAAGGTCAGCGGTCACCAGACGCTGCTGACTGCCGGTGCCGCAGATGGTCGGCGCTGGCTTGCGTAGGTCGTGGCCGTCGCCGTTGTAGTAGCCGCCGTTGGCCTGTTCGAGGAACGCGGTGATGACGCCCATGGCGTGGGCCGCGCCAGCGGGGCGAGCGGCACCGGCGCCACTGGTGATGGTTGGCATGGGCTGGTCGACAGCTGAGCCTTGGCTGTCCCCGCGAAACTTGATCAGGTGCGCGGCAGCCAATGCGAAGTGTTCGCCCTTCACCTGTGCGCAGATGGTGCGCAGCGGCTCGCCGGCGGGCATGGTGCGCTGGTTGGATGCGTTGGCGTGCTCGGTGACCAGTGGCGCGATGGTTGCGGTGGCGAGGCAGGCATCGGCCTTGCTGGTGATCGTCTGCATCGGCTGGGATACCGGCCGCTCGGCGGTCTGCCCCATGCGCCCGCCGCAGCCGACAATGAACGGCTCGGCGGCGTCGATCACGTACCGCTTCACGCCCTTGGCGATGCGGCGCATGGTGGCGTCGGCTAGCGGTTTCTTGCGGGTGAAGATAGACGGGCATGGGATGGTGAAGTCGATGCAGTCGGCGGCGGTTACCAGGGGCAGCAGGCCGGGTGCTTTGCCGTGCGTGGGTGCGGGCCACACGATGGGGTCACCGTCGCGGCGGGCGATCAGGAACAGGCGCTTGCGGCTGGTGCCGGCGCCGTAGTCGCTGGCGATCAGCTTGCGCCACTCCACCACGTAGCCCAGCCCGCGCAGCGCAGCGACAAACTGGCCCCACGTGCGGCCGGCGTGGCGCTTGTCGGGCACCAGCGCCTGCTGCCACACGCTCACCTGCTCGCCTGGCTCGGCCACGCTTCCGTCCAGTTTGATCACGCGGCCGGTGGTCTTGCAGCGCTTGGCGATCAGCGGACCCCACGACAGGATCTGCTCGACGTTCTCCAGGCTGATGATGCGCGGCGCGTTGCCGGTGCGGGCCAGCGAGCCGGCCCACTTGAGCACCACCCAGCTCAGCGATCGCGTGGCGCGCGAGCGCGGCTGGCCGCCCTTGGCCTGGCTGAAGTGTGTGCAGTCCGGAGAGGCATGGAACCAGCCGACCGGGCGCAGCCCGACTTCGCGGCGTGGATCCGCGATCCAGGTGTCTTCGCGCTTGTGGACGGTGAACGGGTGGTTTGCCGCATGCAGGCCCACGGCGAGCTCGTCGTGGTTGTAGGCGAGATCGGGGTCACGGCCCAGCGCCTGCTTGAGCGCTTCGCTGGCACCGCCGCCGCCGGCGAACAGATCCACCACGATTTCGCCTGGGCGAAGCGCGCTCACCAATGCCTTGCGGGGGAAGTTGAAGCCGGATTGCTGCGCGCCATCAGCCATGATGAAAAAGCCTCTGCAGCAGCTTGGGTTTCGCGGGGCCCTGGATGAGCACGAGCTGTGTGGCCGGCGGCGAACGCAGTTCGAACTGGAACACCTTCTGGCCGCTCAGCGCGGCTTGAATGAGGTCAGGTAGGCGCGCATACAGGTCGCGCGGCATGGTCGCGTAGTCGATGCAATGAAGCGGACGCAGCACGGCATAGGCTTCGGGGTCCGGCGTGATGTCCAGCATCTTGGCGATCTGGTCGATAGTGCAGATGCTGAAATGCCCCTGGCTCATCATCTTGTTGAGCGCGGTAATTGCCACCTGTTGCTTGATGTCATCCATGGGAAACCCTCAAGGTGATACGCCGGCCTTCGATGCGGTGGTCGAAGCGACGCTTGATATCGGTGAGCGCGATGCAGGGATGGCGATCGCGGAACATCTGCTGCAGGCGGTGGCTGTCGGCGCGGGCGAAGTGGCCGCAGTAGCTGGCCCAGGTGGAGCTGAGCTGGCGGAAGTCGGCCGGGGTGCAACGCACGCCGGTGGGCGTGTGGTGGGTGCGGTGCCAGGTGGCCAGCGCGGTGCCGGCGTGCTGCACGACGCGGCGGCGCACGCGGGTGTGCGTGGGGTAGGTGACGTAGCCGAGGAAGTCGATGCCGTCGGTGAGCGGGCGCAGACGGATATCGGCTTTCAGTTCCAGCTTGAGTGTGTCGCGCAGGAACGTGGTGATCTGGCCCAGCCACTGCTGCAGTTGCTCGCGGCTGTGGTGAACGAGCACGAAGTCATCGACGTAGCGCAGGTAGCGCGGCGCGCGCAGGGTGTGTTTAACGAACTGGTCGAGCGCGTCGAGGTAGACGTTGGCGAAGAACTGCGACGACAGGTTGCCGACGGGAAGGCCGCAGCCCGGGGCGGCGTTCTCCAGCCGCTTGTGGGCTGGTACGCGGGCGCGCTCGGCGGCTGTGGAGCGGTGCACCACGCCCTGGTGTTCGACGGACTGGCGCAGCAGGGCATGGGTGACCCGCTGGACGGTGAGCGACACGCCGCGGCGCTGCATGCGCTGCTTGAGCATGCGGTAGAGGGTGGGGCGGTGCACGCTGTTGAAGAAGTTGCGGATGTCGAGCTGCAGGTACCAGCCGCCGCCTTGGCCGCTATGCACCTGGCGCACCATGGTGCGCAGCGCGGTGACAGCCGCATGGGTGCCTTTGCCGGTGCGGTTGGCGTAGCTGTGGTCGATGAAGCCCGGTTCAAAGATGGCTTCGAGCTGCGGCACCAACCAGTGGTGCACGATGCGGTCGGCGAAGTCGGGCGCGTGGATCTGCCGCGCCTTGGGTTTGGTCGCGATGAAACAGGTGGTGGCGCGGGGCTGCCACTGGCCGGCGTTGATCTGCTGTTGCAGGTCGAGTAGGCCGTCGATCCACTGCGACTCGAACTGCAGCTGGTTCTGGCTGGGCACCTTCTGGCGCCGGGCGCGTTGCCAGGCGCGGTGGAGGTCGCGGAAGCTGACCTCGCTTTGTGGTGCACCCTGATACTCACCGGACGCCGGCGACGACACCGACCGCACCGCCCGCACCCGCCCGTTGTTGTTCTGGTGGTTGTAGTTGGCGTTGCCGTTGTTGAAGTTGACGTTCCACGCGTAGTCCGAGGGGGACGACGCTATCCCGCGCGCTTGCGACCCTTCCGCACGGCCCATGGTGGGTTGGCACGGTTTCGTCATGGCTTGACCCCGGCTGGGGTGGCACGGGAACTCAGTATCTGGTCACGCTGGCCGGCGATTCGATGCGGGCCATTCTGGACATTGGGATGCAACTGGCGATGCCAGCCGCCCGTCTGCCGGCCAAGGTCGGCGGCGAGTCGGGCGAGCTGTTCGAACTGGCGGAAGCTGGCGAAGGCGCGGATGCGGCTGCCGAGTTGCATGGACAGCTTGAGATCGTCCACCGCCCACACCAGTTGCCCGACCCATTCCGCCTGACGTGCTCGATCGCGCCAAGCGCGGTGCGCGAGGCGTGCCACTTTCATGGCCAGGGCGCGCAGATCGGCGCCGAAGCTGTACTTGTGGAAGCGCGCGAACCGCCGCACGGCCTGCTCGATATCCACAAGCAGGCGTTCGGCGAGTTTCACGATGGGCGGGAGGGAAAAGGACATGGTGGGTTACTCAGCCAAAAGGCCGATTACTGACCGGACGCCGGCGACGACACCGACCGCACCGCCCGCACCCGCCCGTCGTCGGGCTGGCGGTCGTAGTCGGCGCCGCCGCTGCTGAAGTCGACGCCCCACGCGCAGACCGAGGGGGACGACGCTAGCGGCGTGGACGTCCAGTACCAGTCGCTTTCGCAGTCGAACTGGGTGGTGTCGATGGCGGGGTTGCTGCGGGTGTCGTCGACCAGCGTGAGCAGTTCGGCGCGGGTAGGCAGGCGCCAGTCGGTGTAGCCGCCCAGGCGCACGGCTTCGGCCGCCGCCTTGGCTTCGGCCCACGTCTTGCCTTTCGCGGTGGTGGCTTTGGACCACATGAGGCCGGTGGACTGGTCGATGATGGTGCCTGCAGGCGCTTCGATTGGCGTTGCATGGCCGGCACAACGGGCGCTCGCGAACTGTTCGACGCTACTCAACAAAACACCAGGCGACGGCACATGCATGTGCACGGTGTCGATGTGGATGACGGTGACTGGATTCACGGGGTTACTCCCTGTCGGTTGGCTTTGCGCAGCAGACGCCGGCGCTGGATTTCGGTGCGCTGCGTGGCGCGGGTGATGGCGGCGCTGGCCGCCTCGAGTTCGTGCAGCACACCGAGGTCGGCGCGGGCGGCGCGGGCATTGATGAGTGCGACATTCAGCTGGGTGAGGCTGGTGGTGGCGTCGGTGGCGGCCTTGCCCAGCAAGGTCAGTCGGCGCTGGATCTGTTCGGGTGTGTGGGTGGTCATCGGGCACGCTGCTTTTTGGTGAGGGCGACCAGGCGGTCGCGGCAAGGCACGCAGATGCGCCGGCCGCGCCAGCGGACCTGTTCGGCCTTGGTGTAGTGGGCGCCGCTTTGGCAGAACCACTCGCCGGTGACGCGTTGCAGGGCTTCGGCCTGGCGGCGCGCTTCGAGCGTGGTGGCGTTGGGCTGCTTGCTCATGCGTCGGCCTGGCGCATGGCGATGACGGGCGGAGCGCAGCCGCCGGCGTCGACGCTTTCCAGTTCGCGGTTGAGCACGGCGAGGAAGTCGCGCTCGGCTTGCTCGTAGTCCTCCCGGGCCGTCGGCGCGGGCAGCAGTTCGGCGGCCTGGTCGCACAGGCTGCGGAGCCCCGCGTCGTCGGTGAACTCGTAGGCGCCGCCGATGAAGATGCCGATGCGGCCGTCGGGCAGGCGCGTCACCTGCGGCTTGCTGGGGCGGTTGGCGAAGGGTGCGGGGGTGCTCATGCGGACATGGCCTCCATCTGTGCTTCGCGCATGTGACGGCTGGCCTGCGCGGTGCGCGCTTCCTGCAGGTCGTTGACGATGTCGCCGGTGGCGAGCGGGAACGGCGCGCCCTTCGGCTTGCCGTAGAGGCGCACGATGTTGTCGCGGAAGTGGCGCCGCACGGCGGCGGCGCGTGGGTGGTGGGTGAGTGCCAGGTACACGCAACCGTCGTCATCGAGCCAGCACAGGTAACGCTGGCCATCGGATGCCAGGCGCAGGCGATAGCACGCGCTGACGGCGAGGATCTGCAGGTTGCCGGCGATGTGGCCGATGGGGCGGAGGGGTGCCATCTTGGCGATCTCAGCAGCCGCGGTATGTGCTGGAAGGCGTGTCGCGCTGTGGGCCGCCGGTGTTGTGCGCGCTGACTTCGATGCCGCCCTCGATCACTTCCAACTGCTGATGGTCGAAATAAACGCCGTCCTCTTTCTTGTTGTCGCGTACGGGCGGCACAACGCAGTACTGCACGCAGCCGTTGAGGTATTCGACGCGGGCCACGGTGATGCCTTCGAAACCGCTGACGATGCAGCGGACTTTGTTGCCGAGCTTGATCATGGTGTTGTCCTACGCGGGTTGGATTAGCCGACGCCGCCGAAGCGGCGCCGGTGGTGGTTACGGGGTGAAGGTGCCGAGAGTCAGCGAGCTGGCCGTGCCGAGCCGGGCTTCGAGGCGGGCGAGGAAGTCGCGGGCGATGTCTTCGCTGAGCTGCTCGGCCTGCTGGATGCGCAGGGTGAGGCTGAGCTTGTCGCCGCCGGTGTTGACGCCCAGGCGCAGGCGGAACGTGCGCTCCTGCAGGCCCTCGTAGGGCACGGCCTTGAACTCGAAGCCGCTGGGCAGGGTGAGCGTGCTGCGGGCGTCGACGCTTTCCATGGCGCTGCGGGTGGCGCCGAAGTCGCGCTCGACGTGCTGGACCTTGCGCGCCTGTTCGACGGTGATGTCGCGCACGGCGGCCAGGGCGGCGGCGATGGCGTTATCTTTCGGCTGGCCGTCGATCAGCACGGTGATGTTGTCGCGCCAATCCTCGATGAAGTCGTGCAGGGTGCGCTGGTCCAACGTGCGCTGGTTGGTAGCGGCCAGAAGTGCGGCGTACGCGGCGGTGGGCTTGAGCTTGAGCGCGGCCGTGTTGTCGCCGTGGCCGGGGTGTTCGTGGTCGCCGAGGTTGAAGTACGCGGTGGCGGTGACGTTGTCCGGGTCGACGAAGCTGGCGGCCGGGGTGCGCGGCGCATTGCCGTCCACCGTGGACACGACGTAATCGGCGAAGGCGGTGAGGTTCTGGGTGGCGAACTTGCCGCGGTAGCGGCTGCGGCCTTCCTGCAGGTGTTCGATGCTGATCAGCTTCTGGCCGCCGTCGTCGGACGTGAGGATGATGGCGGGGGTGTTGGCGTCGATGCGGTTGGCGGCCGCGGCTTCGATCGCAAGCTGGCCGATGGAGTGAATGGCGGAACTGTCCATGGTGTGGGTCTCGGTGGTGGTGAATGGGTGGCAGTGGCAGGGCTGGCTACCTGCATCCGTGAGGAAGGCGAGAGGCGGTTCCTGTGTCGCTGGCGTTGTCCGCGCGCGGGTAGGCCATAAGCAACCCGCAACAGGGTCGACCCTCTCGGCACGCCGGTTCATCCCGGCCGCACTGCCGTAGGGTTTACGCGGCGGAACCGGTGGCAGCATCCGCGCCGGCCGTGAACAGCTCGGTCTGCGTTTCGGGGAACAGGCTCAGCACGCCGCCCACACCGACATGCAGCGGCGTGCTGGTGGTGGCCTCTTCCATCGCCTTGCCCTTCGCGGTCGGGCGGGCGTACTTGATCTGGTGCTTGCACAGCACCTGGCTGCTGTCGCCCTGGCGCTCGATGTCGAGCGTGATGGTGACCTTGCCTTTCTTGCCGGTGGTGACCACGCCGAGGGCGGTGTCGCGCAGCGCGGCGCTGAGGCGCTCGACGAATACGCCGGCGTCGAGGTCGTTGAACAGGGCGGTGATATCGGTGGTCTTGCTCACTGCGTGTACTCCGTGTTGTGCGGCAAGGCCGCGGGACGAGAGGGGACAGAACAGCGCCCGGCGGGGCCGCGGGGGAGACGGCTTGGACGTGTCAGGGGTTGCACGGCCGGGCGCTGATCTGTGCTGCGTGAGGGCCGACGCAGCGGCGGAGGTGACATGGCCAAAAGGCCGATTACTGACCGGACGCCGGCGACGACACCGACCGCACCGCCCGCACCCGCCCGACGCTGCCCTGGAGGTCGCAGTGGGCGCTGCCGAGGTAGAAGGAGACGAGCCACGCGTAGTCCGAGGGGGACGACGCATAAACGGTGCTGGACCAGTACCAGCCGCCCTTGCATGAGGGAAACGCCGCCGTGTCGATCGCCGGCGAAATGCGGCTGTGATCGGCGATGCCGAACAGTTCCTGCAGCGTCGGCAGGCGCCAGTCGGTGAAGCCGGCGAAGGCTTTCGCGTTGAGGTCGTCGATGAGCGTCGGCGCGTTGGCGAACGTGGCGGTGCCGACGTCTTTGGCCGTCCACATCAGGCCGGTGCGCTGGTCGATGACGGCGGCATGCGCTTTCGCGTTGACGCGGGCGGGTTTGCCGGCGGCGGTGATCTTGGTGAAGTGGGTCATGACGGATCCTGTTCGGTGGCGTCGATGGCGCTGTTGCGCAGCAGTGACGCGGTGGAGTCACGCCAGCGTTCCGCGCAGCGCGGTGCCGGCACATCGGGTTCAGTGAAACGCGGGTCGCCGTGCAGCTCGGCCAGCAAGGCCTGGCTGCCGTCGATGTCGGGCATCCAGCTGGTCATGGGTGCCACCAGCCGAGTAGTTGGGCGACCAGGTGAAGGTCGTACGCGCCGACGATCACGGCGGCGATCACCCACAACCAGCGGCCGTCGTGGATGCGCCACAAGCGGGTGCAAAGGTGATCCAGCCAGGTGGGCGTGGCCGGAGTGATCTGCACCAGGCGCAGGTGGTTGGCGCGTGGGCGCCAGCGCGCCTGGGCGCGTTGTAGGGCGGAGCGCTGGCGGAAGGTGTGGACGCTCATGCCGCACCATCCGGCGACATCGGTGCCTTCTGCTGCTGCTTGAATGCCCACAACCGCTCGGCACTCGTGATCGCCTTGTCGCTGTCGGGGTAGAGGTTGACGGTGCGGGTGAGTATCGAGCCATCGGCGGCGACGATCAGCCCGCGCCAACCGCCGGCTTCGTGTTTGGCCTGGGCGATGATGACGGTCATGACAGCGCCTCGACGGCGTTCAGCGTTACCCGGCTCTGCGGTACCGCGGGCGTGTCGGTGATGGGCTCCAGTTCCAGCTTGTCGGGCGTGGGGATGGTGGCGAGCACCGCGGCGATCTCCGCATCTTCGGCGAGGCGGCGCATGGCGCTGAAGGTCATGTTGTTCATGGCGTCATCTGCAGCTGGCGTGCGGCGGCGAAGGCGTTCTCGCTGTGGTAGGCGGCGAATTTGCGCAGGCCGGCGGCGATACCGGATGGGTTGATTTCGTTGTCGTCGGCGAACTGCGCGAGGCGCATGCAGTCCTCGCACTCGTGACCGGCATGGGCGATCACGGAGCGGTAGATTTCGCGCCGGCTGGCTTTGCGGGCGGCGCCCATCACGCTACCTTCCGGCGCCGCGAGACGCGCAGCGGCAGGGCCAGTTGGGCATAGTCCATGCCCCACTCGGCTTCGGCGGCGGTGATGGTGTCGTGCTTGGCGGTGCGCGCGCCGCAGCCGCAGTTCAGGCTGTGGCGGTGGCTGATGACGGTGAACAACACCGGCTCGCGACTACTGCGACCGCTGGTGCGGATGTGGCGCGGCTCGGCGCCGCACTGCCGGCAGCGCGTGAAGCGGCCGGCGGGGTGGGAAACGACGCGTTCGATCATGGTGCCCTCCTGTGCCGTGTGATCGGCTCGGGAGGTGACTTTAGGTCAAGCCTAAATCTATTGCAATAGGTCGGACCTAATTCTTTTCAGGCTGACCGTAAGGCGAGCCCGAGGCGCATGGCGCGCGGCTTCGATTTTGCGGCGGCATATTGCACACTGGGATCAACGTGCAAGGGGAGCGATATGGATGACGTGACGTTGTGGTTTACGGCCAGCATCGGCGTGGGCGCCTTGATCGGCGCCCTGGTCGGCTTGTCGAAGCACCGCTTGCTTGCCGGTGCGGTTTGGGGCGCGATCCTTGGGCCTGTCGGTTGGCTGATCGTTGCGATTGGCCCGGACGAGGCACAGCGACGCGCGAAACGGTGCCCGCATTGTCTCGGTCTGTTGCCTATCGGGCAGCCGGAATGCGCGCACTGCAACCGCCGTGTCGTATGGGTGCGAGGCGAGCCGCGAAAGCCCTCGGGGACTGCCCGATCAATCAGTCATTGAATGCGTTGCGAGCATGCGGCGGACGCTGTCCCGCGCTTCATCCGACGCGGCGCGGTAATGCAGGATCACGCGGAGTTCGTGCGCGGATAGCAGGTGCTTGTGCGGGTCACCGGCCACGGGCTCGGTAGCAATTTCGCTGGCCGTCGTGGTGGTGATAGTCGTGTTGTCCATGCGCATGATGTTCCGTCCCCTGTAGAGACATCATCATGCCAGCGATCGTGAAACGTACAAATCAGCTCGCGACTAGCGTTTTTTCCGGGGGACAGGCTTGACGCCAAGGGCGGTGTCTACGATGGCGCGCAAGGCATCGTCGGCTGCACGGTAGCCACGCAGCATGGTTTGCTCATCGGCTGAGAGTGTGATGCCGGCGCCGTAGCCGGCTGGGCTGTCGGCCACGCCGCGCTTCGGGCCTTCGCCGAAATAGAGCCACTCGAATCGGACGCCATAGAACTTGGCCAGCGCGCGGGCACGCGGCGGCTCGGGCAGGTTGGCGCCGTTCAACCAGGCGGTGGCGCTAGGCACGCTTACCTTGAACCGACGCGACAGCTCAGATCCGGCGCCGTATCCGGTGTTGTGCCCGGCGTCCGTCATCGCCTCTTTCAAGCGCGTGGCGAAATCCATCGGGTCGTGGTCGGGTGGTTGCTTAGCCATTGCCTAAATTGTCCCTGATATCCATTCAGGCTCGCCCTGTTGCAATAGTTTTAGGCGTGACCTAACATTGTCCACACCATGGATATCCCTCATCTCGACAAAGCGTGTGACCTGTTGGGCAGTCAGGACCGATTGGCGGCCGCGCTCGGCATCAAATCGCCCTCGATTTCCGAGTGGCGCACGCGCGGGCGTGTTCCCGCCGAACGGTGCTTGGCGATCGAGCAGTTGACGGTGGGGAAGGTGACTTGTCACGACCTGCGACCGGACGTTTTCCCGGGGCTGGCCGTGGCAGGTCTGCAAATGGCTGGATGACAGGATTTTCGGTGCGGTGCTCATGCGCCGCATTTTTTCAGACGTGCAGGGTGTTTCTTGGGAACGCGTGTTCCCAAGAAAAACCCAGGAAGGGGCGGCGGGACATGCAGCAGATGAACTTGACGTTCGAACCGGGATTGGCGCAACGGTCGCGCTGTCTCCGCGACCACCTTACCGGACAGGTGCATAACCGCGGGCTGGTGAATGTGGCCGGCAAGATGGACCTGTCACCGACGCGGCTCACCGAGAAACTAGCCGGGGTGGACAGCGGCGGCAAATCGCGGGGCATGACGCTGGATGAGCTGGAAACGTATATCGAGAAAACCGGCGACATCACGCCGGTGCATTACCTGGCCGACAAGTACCTGCGTGACCCCGCCGTAACGCAGCAGGAAGCGATGGCGAAGCTGGCCCAGATCGCCGACGCGCTGCCGGCGCTGATGGCCGCCGCCGGGCTTGGCAGTGCACCGAAACGCGGGCGCTGATCATGGACATGATCGAGGTGGCACAGCGCCGGCAACAGGAAGAGATAGAGCACGCATTGGCGGCGCGGCCGATGCAGGCCACCGGGCGCACGCACTGCGCCAACGCGGAATGCGGTGAGCCGATCGTCCAGGTGCGCCAGCAGATGGGCGCGCAGCTGTGCATCGACTGCCAGCGCGCTGTGGAACGTGGGGCGCAGTCATGCGCGCGCGGGGCGGTCTGACATGCACGCATCGCAAGCAAACGCCGTCGCGCACGGCGCGCGAAGCCATCGCCGCCGTGCATCGGGTGTTGGAGCAGGGCTGCACGCCCGAGGAATTGGCGCAGGCACGGGCCAACCTGGACGCGCTGAATCGCCCGCGCCAGCCGCAACTGGTATTGAAGGTGACGCGATGACGCATTGGGTTTCGCCGGTGCCGGCCGGGGTAGGCGCCGCGGCGCGGGTGTTCCGCCCGGGACGCGATGTGCGACACGTGGCGGACGTCATCTGCGAGCGCGCTTGGAAAGGACCGGGCGTGCGGGTATTCCGCTGGCCGTGCGGCACGGTAGCCGTGGTGCGCGTGGGGTCGTACGGCGACGACGTGTTGTTGCGCGAGTGCGAGCCGCATCTGCTGGTGACCTATGCGCGTCACCGGTTGTTTGGCGGCGGCGCGCTTGGCGATGGGCCGATGCTGGTCGATGTGCTGCACGACCTCAACTGGGCGAGGGCGACGGCTGCATGATCAACGTCGAGCAGATCCTCGCGCGCGTCGACCTGGCCGAGCTGGTGGAGCGCCACGGCGTGCAGCTGGCGAAGTCGGGTAAGGAGTTGGTGGGCTTGTGCCCGTTCCATTCGGAGCGATCGCCGTCGTTCAACGTGGTGCCCGCGAAAGGCTTCGTGCATTGCTTCGGCTGCGGCGCGCACTACGACGCGATCGGCTTCGTGATGGCGATGGACGACGTGGATTTCATCACCGCGTGCCACCAGCTGGGCGGGCACGACATGGGCGCGGCGGCGAAACGCGCGGTGCAGAGCGCACCGCGGCGGCTGGACCGCCCGCGCGATGAGTTGTGGATACCGATCTGCCCGGTGCCGGACGATGCACCGCGCTGGATTCCCGGCGTGAAGGGCACGGTGTGGAACCTCAAGCGGGGCCGCTGGTGGGAAGGCCTGGCGCCCACGCGCGCCGATGCCTACCGCGACCCGGACGGCGCGTTGCTGGGCTACGTGCTGCGGGTGGACATGCCGGACGGCAAGATCACGCCGGCGGTCACCTGGTGCATCGGCCCGCGCGGTGAAGCGCGCTGGTGCCTGCAGCCGTTCCCCGACCCGCGACCGCTGTTCGGCCTGGACGCACTGGCGGCGAAGCCGGACGCGCCGGTGCTGATGGTGGAGGGCGAAAAGTGCGCGACGGTCGGTGCTGGCGCACTGCCCATGTATGCCGTGACGACATGGATGGGCGGTAGCCACGGCGTGAAACACGCGGATTTCAGCCCGCTGGAAGGGCGCGACGTGGTGCTGTGGCCGGATGCGCTGGATGGCGTGGGCGCGATGCTCGGCTATATCGACGGAAGCGGCCTGCTGCACGAGGGCGTGGCGCAGCTGGCCTATGCCGCCGGTGTGCGCAGCTTACGGGTCATCGACACCAATGGCATGCCGAAGGGCTGGGATATTGCCGATGCGGTAGCGGACGGCTGGACGGCCAAACAGATTGCGCTGTGGGCGAAGTCGCGGGTGAAGGCGGTGGAAATGGCGGAGACGCGGCGGGTGATGGCATGAGTGAGCCTGTAGCGTGGGCCGGGCCGAGTGAATACCCGCCGGTGGGGTGTATCGCGGTGATGCGCGGCGGCGACCGGATCGACATCTGGCCGTGCGAGTCGGATGACCCGGAGTGCTTCACCGGCTGCTTGATTTCGCCGAACAGTTCGTTCGCGCAGGCCGCGGTGCATGACGCGAGTTGCATGTGGTTGCGTGATGCCATCGTGCGGGTTGAACGGCATGACTGACCCGCAAAAAGTCGTAGTGCCGATCGGGCAGCGCCAGCAGAAACGCGGTGGTGGCGGGCGTGGTCGTGGTGGATCCGGTGGCGGTGGGCACAGTGCACCGGGCGATTGGTCGAATGACCTGACGCGCACGCAGACGGGCAAGCCGGAATCCACCACGCACAACACGCTGCTGGTGATGGAGCACGACCCGGCGCTCGAGGGGCTATTCAGCCTAGACGAATTCAACAACATCGTGCGGCTTACCCGCGACCCGGTATGGGCGGGTGGTGAGCGCGACGAATTCACCGACCAGGACGGCACCGAGCTGGCCGGCTGGCTGGGTAGCCCGATGCGCTACACGCTGAGCGTGAAGCGCGACATGGTGATGGATTGCGTCGAGGCGATGGCCCGGCGCAGCAAGGTGCACCCGGTGCGCGAGTATCTGACCGCGCTGAAATGGGATGGCGTGGCGCGTATCGACGCGATGTTCCCCACGCTGTTCTCGACGGTGGACACGCCATATACGCGCCAGGCCGCGCGCTGCTTTCTGGTGAGCGCGGTGGCTCGCATCCTGTGGGTGGATCCGAAGGTGCGGCACAACGGCGCGCAGGTCGACTTCATGCTGGTGCTGGAGGGCGAACAGGGCCGCGGCAAGACGTCGGCGGTGCGTGAGCTGTTCGGCGCCGAGTGGTATGCCGAGTCGATGGAATCGCCCAGCGGCAAGGACTTCTATCAGTCCCTGCGCGGGCGCTGGTGTGTCGAGATTGGCGAGATGGACAGCTTCACCAAGGCCGACGTGACCAAGGTCAAGCAGGCCATCACGTCGCGGTTCGACACGTACCGACCCAGCTACGGGCGCGTGGCGCGATCGTTCCGGCGCGAGTGTGTGTTCGTCGGCACGACCAACGAACACGAGTACCTGCGCGACGCCAGCGGCGGCCGGCGCTTCCTGCCGGTGGTGGTCGATCATGTCGACATTGCCGGCATCACGGCGCAGCGCGATCAGTTGTGGGCCGAAGCGGTGGAGCTATTCCGGCAAGGCTACCCCTGGTGGCAGCTTCCGTCCGATGCAGTGGAGCAGCAGGAAGACCGGTTCGCCGAGGACAGCTGGCAGGGCATCATTCAGCGCTGGTTGGCCGGCAAGATGATGGACAGCGCTTACCCCCAGCGCATCGCGCCAGCGGGTGATGGCCGGCCTGTGCCCTGGGCGACTACCGCCGACCTGCTCAGCTGGGCGCTCAGCATCGACGTGGGCAAGCACGGCAAGCCCGAGCAGATGCGCGTGGCGGCGATCATGCGGCGACTCCGATGGGAGCACGCCCGCGTCATGGTCAACGGCTACCGCGAGCGTCGGTGGCTGCCGCTGCCGCAGGCGGGGAGTGGGGGAGATGCCGATGTGCCGTTCTAACGCCCGATGGCGCGGCAGTCCGCCCATGATTGCCCAACCTGCCCAACCTCTGCCCAACCTCTGCCCAACCTCCGAGGCGGCACGCCCTATGGCGTTGCCCAACCTACCCAACCTTTTCGCGTGTCTCGCGTGTATAGACGTGCAACTGGCTTGCCCGGTTCATTTTCTATATGTGCGTAAACAGGTTGGGCAGGTTGGGCAGGTCGGGCAACACAAGCAACGACGCGGGTTCCCGCTGCCCAACCTCCATACATTGAGGTCGGGCAGGTCGGGCAAATGGCCGTGTGATGCGGTTTTCGATGGCCTGCCCGAACCTGAACGCGAACCTGAACCAAATGTTAAAAGGTACTCCCGGGGCTCGGCCGATACGGGTCATATGGCGCGCAATCTGCCGCTAGTTGCAGGGTTTGAACTTTGGTTCAGTGCACCCTTGCCCGGTTCAGTCGCGCGGTTCAGTGGGGTGCCGGCGTGAAGGAACTGAGTCAGTCCGAGTATGCAACGGCTCGCGGCGTATCGCCGGCCTACGTCACCAAGCTCAAACGGCAGGGCCGGCTGGTGCTGACGCCTGGCGGCAAGGTCAATGTCGAGGCCACCGACCGCCTGATCGAATCTACACGCGATCCGGCCCGTGGTGGTGATCGCCGGCCTGGGGCAGGGGAAGAGGCTGGCGCCGCCACGGACGCGCGAACAGCGGCTGCGCCGGGCGCACAGCGGCCAGGTGGTGGCGGGCTCCAGACGTACAAGGAAGCCGCACGGCGCGAGCGTATTGCGAAGGCCCGCATCGCCGAGCTGGAGCTCGCCGAGAAGACGGGCCAGCTGGTCCGAAAAGAGGAAGTGGCTGCGGCGATCTTCGGGCTGTCGCGGCAGGCGATGGAATCGCTCGACGCACTGGCCGATCGTCTGGCCTCGCAGCTGGCCGCCGAGTCAGACGTGGCGCGCGTGCATGCGTTGCTGACCGAACACGCCCGCAAGATCCGCGTGGCGATGGTGGGCGCCTTGCCGGGGCTGGCGGACGCGCTGGAGAAAGCCGCCTGATGCTCGACCTCGACACCATCGACGTCGACCTGGCCTCCGGCACCGATGCCGTGCTGGACAGCTGGCGCCGCGGCTGGACCATCCCCGAGCCCATCACGCTGAGCGCCTGGGCAGACAAATACCGCAAGCTGCCGAAGGAAGGCAGCAGCGAGGCGGGCGACTGGTACACCAGCCGCATGCCGTTTTTGCGCGAAATCATGGATTGCCTGCACCGGGAATCCACGGTGCGCGAGATCACGATCAAGAAATCCACGCAGGTCGGCGGCACCGAAGTCGGCATCAACTGGCTGGGCTACATCATCGAGCACGCCCCGGCGTCGGTGATGTACGTCTTGCCCACCATCGACACCGCACGCAAGTTCAGCGAGCAGCGCCTCACCCCGGCCATCAACCTCATGCCGGTGCTGCAGGAACGCATCCCGCCCGCGCGCAGCCGCGACAGCGGCAACACCACGCTGATGAAGAAGTTCCCCGGCGGCGTGCTGGTGCTCAGCGGGGCCAACAGCTCGGCGTCGCTCGCGTCGATGCCGATCATGTACCTGATCCTGGATGAGCTGTCGAAGTACCCCACCGACCTCGACGACCAGGGCGGCGCCGAACAACAGGCCTTGCGCCGCACATCGTCCTACGTGCGCCGGAAAGTCCTGCGCATCAGCTCGGCGACGATTAAAGATGCCTGTGCCATCAGCGCGGCCTACGACGCCGGCGACCAGAGCCGTTACTACGTGCCGTGCCCGCACTGCGCGCGCAAGCAAGTGCTGATGATTGACCAGGTCACCGACGACGGGCAGTACCTCTGCGTTGCTTGCGGACGGCTCATCGACGAGCATCACAAGACGCGCATGCTCGAGGCTGGCGAATGGATCGCACTATTCCCGGAACGCAGCGCCAGCCATCGCAGCTTTCACATCTGGTCGGCCATGGCCGCCATCGGCCTCGGTTACACCTGGCGCGAGATCGCCGACATGCGCGCCGAAGCGCGCAAGGATTCCGCCAAGGAAGTCGTGTTCGTCAACACGATCCTCGGCGAGGCCTACGAAGGTGCCAGCCAGAAGGTCGAGGCCAACGACCTGCAGCTGCGCGCCGGCAAGTGGGTGCGGCGCACCATCCCGCGCGGCGGCTTCATCGTCACCGCCGGGGTCGACGTGCAGGTCAACCGCTTCGCCGTGCAGATCGTCGCCTGGGGCCGGAACGAACAGGCCTGGATCGTCGACTACGTCGAGCTGCCCGCCGACCCCACGCGCAAAGAGGATTGGGACATCCTGTGGGACTTCCTCGCCCAGCCCGTGGCCAACGCCGCCGGCATCACCCTGCACATCAGCGCGGCGGCGGTCGACTCCGGCAACTGGACACAGGAGGTCTACAACGCCGTGCGGCCACGCCAGTCGCAGGGCGTCATGGCGATCAAGGGCAGCAAGGATGCCACCAAACCCATCATCGGCCGGGCCAGCAAGCAAGAGGTCGACACCAAAGGCCGCACCCAGCGAAAGGGCGTCAACCTGTGGATCATCGGCGTGAACTCCGCCAAAAGCACGCTCATGCAGCGTCTGCTCGGCGACACCGATCGCGACGAAGAAAGCCGCCTCATCCACTTCCCGAAAGACTTGCCGGACGACTACTACGCGATGCTCACCGCCGAACGGTTCGACCTGGCCGCCAAGCGGTGGCTCAAGAAAAAAGGCGCCCGCAACGAAGCGTTGGACACGTTGGTCTACGCCTACGCCGCCGCGCTCAGCCCCAGCATCCGCATCCACGTCAAGCGCGAGGCGGACTGGGCAGCCATGGAAGCCAAGCTCGAACCCGCTAACGACGACCTGTTCACTACGCGCGCGCCGCTGGCCATCGCCGCGCAGCCTCGGCCGGAAGCAACATCGACCACCGAGCAAACAGCCGTCCAGACGTCCGCTGCTGTTGTTGCACGTGGAACCCCACCTGCCGGCGCCAACCCCTTCGCCTCCCCCGACTGGCTATCCCGCCGTGACTGATTTCGTACCCGCGCAAGAACTGGTCGATGAACTGTCCCTGGCGCTCAAGGAGGCCAAGGGCATTTCGTTCGACACCGCCGTCACCTACGTCGAGCCCATCGTGCGCCACCTGCAGCAGCAATACGGCGGTGATGAGCTGTATATCCCGCAGCCTTACGTGCGCCGCGACGTGTCCGAAATCATCGCAGCGCGCAACGGCGGCATGCCGCTCAAGCAGATCCTGCGCGACTTCAACATCAGCCGCCGCACCTACTACCGGCTGCTCAGCCAGGCCTGATCCATCCGCGCGGGTGTGCCATCCGTCCGGTAAACGTGGCACAACAAGGCGGCGATTCTGGCCGCATGTCCACCGCCACCGACATGCTTGCCCGCTACCTCGCCGCCGAGACCGCCATCCTCGGCGGGCAGGTTTACAAGTGGGGTGACCGCCAGCTCACCCGCGCGGACCTGTCGATGGTGCAGACCGGCCGGCGCGAGTGGGAACGCAAAGTCAACGCCGAAAACCGCGGCTGCGGCCCGGTCGGCGTCAGCCTGGCCAACCTCACCGGCCAGCCGCAGGCGCCGGAAGGCGGCGAGTTCGATTACCAGTGGTACCGCGGATGAGCGGGCCGAAGAAATCCGGCATGTTCGACCGCGCCATTCTGGCTGTGTCGCCGGGCTGGGCCGCCTCCCGCGCGCAATCGCGGCTGCGCGTCCAGGCCTACAACAACGCGTATGAGGCGGTGAACCATTCCCGCCTGCGCAAGCGCCAGCGCGACTTCGGCAGCGGCAACACCGTCGCCGGCCTGGCGCATCGCGAGCTGCGCGACCTTGCGCGCAACCTCGACCGCAACCACGACCTGAGCCGCGGCATCCTCAACATCCTGGTGCGCAACGTGGTCGGCGCCAACGGCATCGGCGTCGAGCCGCAGCCGCGCGACGCCAACGGCGAAATCATCCCGGCGCTCGCCCAGCAACTCAGCGAAGGCTGGGAACTGTGGAGCCGCCAGCCCGAAGTCACCGGCGAGCTGAACCGCGCGCGCGCCGAGCAGCTCATGGCGCGCACGTGGTTCCGCGACGGCGAGGGCCTGTGGCAGTACCTGGAAGGCTCCGTTGCCAAGCTCAGCCACAACACCACCGTGCCGTTTTCGCTGGAGCTGCTCGAGCCGGACCTGCTGCCGATCGACTACAACGATCCGCAGCGCAACATCAGCCAGGGTATCGAGATTGATGCCTGGGGCCGGCCGCAAGGCTACTGGGTCTACAAACAGCACCCGGGCGATCCCTTCGTCGCGCTGCCCACGCTCAAGCGCCTGCCCACCAGCGCCGTCGGCCACATCAAGCTAGTCGACCGCCTCGGCCAGCGCCGCGGCGTCAGCATGTTCGCGAGCGTGCTGTCGCGTCTGGATGACCTGAAAGACTACGAGGAAAGCGAGCGCATCGCCGCGCGCATCGCCGCGTCCATGGCCGCCGTCATCAAGAAGGGCGACGCGCAGAGCTACGACGTAGACAAGCCCAGCGCGCCGCGCCAGATGCACTTCGCCCCCGGCATGGTCTTCGACGATCTACTGCCGGGCGAAGACGTCAGCATGATCGACAGCAACCGGCCCAACCCCAACGCCGTCAACTGGCGCGACGGGCAGCTGGCCGCCATATCGTCCGGCGCCGACGTCAGCAAGAGCAGCGCCAGCAAGAACTACAACGGCACCTATTCCGCCCAGCGGCAGGAACTAGTCGAACAGTGGGGCGCGTACGCGCTGCTGCAGCAGGCCTTCATCGACCAGTTCACTAGCGAGGTCTACACGCGCTACGTCGCCGCGTGCCTGGCCGGTGGGCTCATCAAGCCGGTCAAGGGCGTCACCTTCGCCCAGCTCAGCCACGCCATCTACATGCCGCCGGTCATGCCGTGGATTGATCCGGTGAAGGAAGTCACCGGCTGGCAGGCGCAGGAAGACCGCTGCTACATCAGCGGCGCCGAGATCGTGCGTCGCCAGGGCCGCAACCCGGCCGACGTCATCCGCAGCCAGGCGAAGTGGCAGGCCGACCTGGCCGCCGCCGGAGTCAAGACCCAGCAAGCCCCCACGGGCGCTTCGAGCAACCCGCCGCCAGCGGATGGCGGTGATAGCGCCGACGGCAATGCCGATACCGGCACCAACGATTTCCGCAAGGCCGTCGACTCGTACGGCATCGGTGTGCGCTCCGGCGTCATCACGCCGCAGGTCGAGGATGAGGATTTCTTCCGCGAGGCCGCGGGCATACCTGCAGCCGGTGCGGATGTGCGCAAGGCGTGGAGCAAGGAGCCTGTGCGCCGGCCCATCACCTTGACTGCACCGGAAGACGGTGCGGTCACCCCCGATAACCCCGCGCAGAGCAGTGGCAGTGATGCCCCGGCCGCAGATGCACCTGCGGCCGGGGCCGGCCCGCGCGTCACCACCGAGGCAGCCACCCATGCGTAAATCCATGCTCGCCGTCGCCATGCTCGCGTCCATCGCCGCCGGCGGGCCGCGCTTCGCCGCGTTCGCCGCGCCGGCCGATGGCGGCAACCTGCCGGCCATTCGCCCGCTGATGGTGCTGCGGCCGCTGGCGGCCAGCACCACCGAATACGAGCTGCTGGTGTACGGCGACATCGGCGACAGCTGGTGGGGCGAATCCGTCACCGCGCTCAGCGTGGTGCAGCAGCTGCAGGCGCTGGATGCCGGCGTCACCCAGATCAACGTGCGCATCAACAGCTACGGCGGCAGCGTGAGCGATGGCATCGCCATCTACAACGCGCTCAAGCGGCACAGCGCCAAGAAAGTGGTCACGGTTGACGGCGTCGCCATGTCGTCCGCCTCGCTGATCGCCATGTCCGGCGATGAAATCCAGATGCCGGCCACCAGCCTGCTGATGATCCACGCGCCGTGGGGCATGGCGCAGGGCAACGCCCAGGACATGCGCATCATGGCCGACGTGCTGGACACCTACGCCAGCGCCATGGCTGGCGCCTACGCCAACAAGACCGGCAAGCCGAACGCCGACATGCTGGCCCTGCTCAGCGACGGCGTCGACCACTACTACACCGGCGAGCAGGCCGTGGCCGAAGGCTTCGCCGACGCGCTCATCGACGCCACCGCCGACCAGGGCGACACCACCGCCGACGACAACGCCAACGCCCGCGCGGCCGGCGTCAGCCGCCTGCTGGCCGGTGCCCCCGACCACGTCCGACAGCTCGCCATCGCCGCTGCTGCGCGGCATCCGGTGGCGCTGCCCGAACAGGCCAAGCCGCGCATGCGCATGCCGGCCGGCTTCGACGCCAAGACCCTCGAACAGGCACTGGCATCCGCCAGCGGTCAACAGGCCCTCATGGCCGCACTTACCACGGCCACCACGGCCGACAACGGAGATACCGATATGAAACTTCGCAAGCTGTTTGCCGCGGGCTTCCGCAACAAGCTCGGCGCCGACGGCGGCGAAGGTGGTGGCGGTGTTGCCGCATCCACCGTCGCCGACGTTCATGCCGCGCTGCGCACCCGCAACGATGAAATCAAGGCCGTGCTGGAGCCGTACATGAAGCGCGACGGCGTCAGCGCGTTGTACGTCGAAGCGCTGGCCGATCCGTCCGCCACCGCCGACAGCGTGCGCGCCAAGCTGCTGCCTATCCTCGGCGCCGGCAGCGAGCCGGCCGGCTCCGGCATGCACATCGAGATGGGTACCAGCGAGCGCGAAAAGATGCGCGCCGCCGCCGAGCAGATCCTGCTGGCCCGCCACAACGTCATCACCGGCCCGGAAGCCGCCGCCGCGCGTCAGGGCAACCCGTTCGCCCGCGCCACCCTGATGGGTATCGCCGAACACTGCGCCATGGCGGCCGGCATGAACACCCGCAGCATGGGCCGCGAAGAGTTGGCCCGCCGCGTGCTCGCCGCGCAGACCACCAGCGACTTCCCGGTGCTGCTGGAAAACGTGCTGCACAAGGTGCTCATCGGCGGCTACAACGCCACGCCGTTCACCTGGACGCGCTTCTGCGCCACCGGCACCCTGATGGACTACCGCCCGCACGGCCGCTACCACCTGAGTTCCTTCAGTGATTTGAAGGAAACCAATGAGCATGGCGAGTACGAAAACGGCGTGCTCGGCGACGGCGCCAAGGAAACGATCACCGGCAAGCGCAAGGGCCGCATCCTGGAGATCACCCCGGAAGTGCTCATCAACGACGACCTCGGTGCGCTGGTGCGCGTGGCCGGCGCCCTTGGCCAGGCGGCCGGCCGCACCATCGAAAAAGACGTCTACGCCCTGTTCGCCATGAACGGTGGCGCCGGCCCGGTCATGAGCGACATGCTGCCGCTGTTCCATGCCAATCACGGCAACATCGCCGGCACCGCGGCGGCCCCCGGCGTGGCCAGCTTCGATGCCGCCCGCGTGCAGATGGCCAACCAGATGGACCCGGGCGGCAATGACTTCCTCGACATCATGCCGGCCATCTGGCTTGGCCCGCTGTCGCTGGGCGGCGCCGCGCGCGTCACCAACCGCTCCGAGTTCGACCCGGACGCCAGCAACAAGCTACAGCGCCCGAACATCGTGCGCGACGTGTTCAAGGACATCATCGACACCCCGCGCCTGTCCGGTACCGGCTGGTACGCCCTGGCCGACGCCGCCACCGAGCCGGTGTTCGAGGTCGCGTTCATGGACGGCGTGCAGACCCCGACGCTGGAACAGGAACTCAACTTCCGCACCGACGGCATCGCGTGGAAGGCCGCCCACCGCTACGGCGCCGGCGCGGTCGGCTGGCGCGGCGCGATCAAGAACGCGGGCGCGTAATCGTCCAGTGGTGGCGCGGGTCGCCCGCGCCACTGCAGCACCTTTTCTCAGCTTCGGAGCAGTGCCATGACCACGCGTTACATCAAGCCGGGCGACGCCCTCAACTACACCAACGCCAGCGGTGCCGCGATCGCCGTCAACGACATCGTCGTCGTGGGCAGCTACATCGCCGTCGCCGCCACAAACATCGCCATCGGCGCCACCGGCAGCATCCTCGGCGATGGCGTCTTCACCCTGCCCAAGAAAGCCGGCACCGCCATGCCGGCCGGTACCAAGGTCACCTGGTCGGTAGCCGACAAGGCCGTCATCGTCGGCGCCGGCGTGACCGGCGACGTGTTCGGTTGCGGCGTGGTCGTGGAAGTCGACGCTGCCAGCGCCGACCTCACCGCCCGTGTGCTGATCGACACCGGCATGGGTAGCAAGGTCTAAGCCGTGTCGATGCGCGCCGCCTTCGCCGGTATGCACCGTGACCTGATCGCCACCATGGGCGATCCGGCCACGTACGTGCCGGCGGCAGGCGGCAGCATCCCGCTGCTGGCCGTGCTCGACCGCAACACCGCCGAGCTGGGCGAGTACGGGCAAACGGTGGCCTACCGGCCGTCCGTCTCCGTGCTGTGTGCCGACGTGGCGCGGCCGGAGCAGGGCGACCTGGTCAACTTCACCGACCCCGACACCGGCGCCGTCGTCAGCAGCTGGCAGGTCATCCGCCCGGCCAGCGCCGACGACATGGTCGTCCAGCTGTGGGTAGCGCCGGCATGATCGACCTGCAGCCCAAGATCGCCATGGTGGCCGACTGGGCGCGAGCCATTCGCAAGGCCGGCGGCTACCTCACCGACATCGGTGCCAGCGTGGTCACCGAGCGCGTGGGCGGCAACGGCGACGACAACGTCGTGCTGGTGGGCGTGTTTCTCTCCGACCTCACCCCGCTCAAGACCACGCCGCAGCGCCGCGACTGGCAATTCGATATCGCCATCGAGGCCCGCGTGCCCGTGTCGTTCAAGACCGCCGAAGCCCAAACGCTGGCGGTGATCGAAGACATGGTCAAGTGCATCCCGACCAAGAAAGCCACTGCCAACGACAACCTGGCCACGCTGGAAATCAGCGGTACCGACATCAACCGCCAGCCCGACGGCGTCCCCTACATCGTGGTGAGTGTGACCGTGCGGGGCACTTGCTACGAATTCATTTCCCAGCCCGCGTAATTCGGAGGATTCACCATGTCTGGTCTGCTTTGCTCGGGCAACGTCAACATCGCCCTGCTCAACGACGACGGCACCTTCAAGGGCTATCTTGGCCTGAAGAACACCGTCGAACTCGCCCTCAACCCCGGCGCCGTCAACTCGCAGGTTCGCGTCTCGAAGATGATCGCCGACTTCGGCCAGAACCTCGACACCGTCAACATTCCGGGTGGCCCCACGATCGCGCTCAGCGTCGACGATGTCGATGCCGACACCGTGGGCATGGCCTTCCGCGGTGACGTCGCCACCCTCAACCTGCCAGTGCTCACTGCCGCCGCATCCACGCTCGCCGTGGTGCCCGGCATGTGGTTCCCGGTAGCGCCTGCTGGCTATAAGATCACCGCGCTGGTCGTGAAGGATGCGGCCGATGTGGTTACCTTCGACTTGGGCACCGACTACACCCTCGATCCCGATGGCGCGATGATGTACATCGTCCCGACCGGCACCATCGTCGCGGGGAATCTCAGCCTCACCGTGACTGCCGCCGCTGTCACCGGCAAGCGTATCTCGCCGGCCACCAAGTCGGCCCTGCGCGTGGCTGTGCGCGGGCGCATGAAGAACCTCGCCACCGGCAAGTTCCTCATCGTCAACGTGCCCGACGCGAGCGTGTCGCCGGGTGAGAACGTGGACTTCCTGAGCGGCAACTACGCCGTCAACAAGATGACCGGGCCCATCCGCACCGCTGTCGGCCAGCCCCCGTACACCGTCGATTTCCTCGACTGATCGGCCAGGGCAACTTCGGGCCGGCGTGCAATGCGCCGGCCCTTTTGTGCCACCCGTCCGGTAAACGTGGCACAGCCCGGCGGCGATGCTGGGCGGCATGGCCTTCAACCGTCGCAACTCCGCCGTCAAGATCTACGTCAACGGCAGCACTGCCAACGACCTGTATGGCCTTGCCAAACGCGTCGGCCAGCAGGTATCGCGCATGTCGATGGCGTCGCAGCGCGCGCAGGCCTCGCTGGCGCGCAAGGTGCAGCCGGTGGCGAAGCGCGAGATCCGCAACGTCTACGGCGTCAAGGCCGGCATCCTCAACGGCCGGATGAAGCTGGAAACCGGCACACGCGGCAAGGGCGATTTTCTCAGCCTGTGGGCTAGCACACGCAAGGTGTCGCTGCTCGAGTTCGGCGGCCGCTGGCGGGGCGTGAAAACGCCGGGCGCCACCGCCTCCATCCTGCTCGGCACCAGCAAGACCTACGACAGCGCGTTCATCGCCAACGTCGGCTGGCGTGGCGGCAGCGGGCAAGCGGTGAAAGCCGACACGGTCAGCCGCGCCATCTACGTGCGCCAGCGCGGGCCAGACGGCAAGCGCTTCGGCCGCGGTCCGCTCAAACGCCTGTATGGCCCCAGCGTGTTCGAGATGATCGGCACCAGCCCGAAGGCCCATTCGGCCGATACCGTGCGCGCCGCCATGCTGCCGCAGCTGCAGGATTTCTACGTGACCGAACTCAGCCGGCAGATCGCCCTGGAGCTGCGCCGTGGCTGATGCCAAGTTCGAAGAGGTTATCCGCCTCGCGTTCGAGACCGCCGGCACCGAAGGCATCAAGCAGGCGGCCGGCGCGATCGCCAGCATGGGCGACGTGTCGGAAGAAGCCAGGCAGAAAGCGGCCGGGCTGCTCGATGATATCGGCAACGTGGAAAAAGCGGGAGCCGCTGCGCGGCAGTACGAGCAGGTCGGCAAGCAGGTGCTGGAATACCAGCGCCAGATCAGCGCCGCGCGTGGCAAGGTGCTGGAGCTGTCGGCCGCGGTCAAGGCCGCCGACGAGCCGACCAAGGCGCAGCAGCGCGAGCTGGCCAAGGCGCGCAGCACGCTCAGCGATCTGGTGGGCGAGCAGCAGCGCGAGCTGGGCACCTTGCGCACGCTCAAGACCAGCCTGGACGGGCAGGGCATCAGCACGCGCAACGCGGCTAGCGCGCAGAAAGACCTGGCCGCCCGCACCGCGACAGCCAGCGCCAACCTGCGGGAGATGGTCACGTCGCTCAAGGCCACCCGCGACGCCGATGCACACCTGCAGGCCGAGCTGGCCACCGCGGCCACCAAAGCGCGCACGGAAACCCAGCAGTACGACGCCGCGCTGGAGAAAGTGCGCGTGCAGCTGGACGCGAACAAGAACGCCGCCAAGCAGGGTGCCCGGGAAACCACGGCGAGCTTGGAAGCCACCACCGGCATCGTCAACAAGCTCAAGGGTGCGCTGGCTGGCCTTGGCGCATTCTTCTCCGCGCAGGGAGTCATCGGCGGCATCAAGTCGATCCTGAGCACCGGCGACGAATTCAGCAAGTTCGAAAAGCAGCTCAGCAGCGTCTACAACAGCGCGTCGAAGGGCAAGGAAGCGTTCGCGTGGGCGAAGCAATTCGCGAAGGATACGCCGCTGACGCTCGGCCAGGTGATGAAGTCTTTCATCCAGCTGAAGAACTTCGGCATCGACCCGATGAACGGCGCGCTGCAGGCCGCGGTGGATCAGAACGCCAAGCTCGGCGGCGAGTCGGAGCGGCTGGAGCGCATCACCCTGGCCATGGGCCAGGCCTTCGCCAAGGGCAAGCTGCAGGGCGACGACATCAAGCAGATGATCGAGGCCGGCGTGCCGGTCTGGCAACTGCTCAGCGAGGTCACCGGCAAGAGCACCGCCGAGCTGCAGAAGATGTCCGAGGCGGGCAAGCTCACCACCGACATCATGCAGAAGTTCTTTGTCCAGATGGGCAAGGATTCCGCCGGTGCCGCGCTCGACCAGATGCAGCTGCTGAGCGGCCAGTTTTCCAACCTGCAAGACAACCTGGAACAGTTCGAGGATCGCGTCGCTCAGAAGGGCGTGCTCAACTTTTTCCGCGACCAGCTGAAAGGCCTGAACGACCTGATCGGCAAGATGGCTGTGGACGGTCGGCTCGACGAATACGCCCAGAAGATTTCCGACGGCATCATCAAGACCGCCGAGGCGGTCAAGACCGGCACCACGTTCCTGATCGAGCATGCGTCCGCCTTCGGCAGCGTCATCAAGATCTACGCGACGTTCAAGGTGGCGCGCATCGTCGCGGAGTTGGCAATCGCCGCCAACCAGTTCGTGGCCACCACGAACGCGATCAACCTGACCGGCGGTGCGCTCGACGGCGCCACCAAGAAAGCCGGGTTTTTCAGCAAGGCACTGAGCCGCATCCCGGGCGGCGTCAAGGTAGCTATCGCAGTCGTAGGTTTCGACCTGCTGGTCAAGGCCGGCAACTACATCGGCGAGCTGGCCGGCAAGCACAGTGCCGCCGCCAAGAATCTGGAAGCCACGCAGCAGCGTGTGAACGCGCAGATCCGCCAGCAGGCCGAAGCGTACATGGAGGTGGAGCGTCAGTATTCGCGCTATTTCGACACGCAGGTGCTCGGTGCGCAGGAAACCGCGAAGCTGACCACGGCAGAACGGGCGAGCTACGCTTCGCGGCTGGACGGCCTGCAGGCCTACCTCTCGGCCAAGACGTCGGAACAGCGCCGCCTGGTGCAGCTCGGCGAGCTTTCGCAGGATGAGCTGGACAAGACCCTGACCGCCCAGCGCGCCGCCAAGGATGGCATGACGGCGCTGCAGCAAGGCGCCGAGCTGGCCGCCACCGCGCTCAAGGAAAAGCTGAGCACCGGCGCCGCTGCCGTGCGTGAAGGCTTGAAGGGAATCGGCGCCGACGCCACCACGGCGCAGACGCGCGTCGAAACGCTGTTCCAGTCGTTCCAGAGCGACTCGATCACGCACATCGGCGACATCGGTCTCGCCCTGGCCAATGTGGCCGATCAATCGCAGGCAGCCGACCAGGCGGTGCGCCTCGGCCTGGTCGGCACGCTCGGCCAGCTCAGCAGCACCGACCTGTTGAAATTCCAGTCCGCCTCCACCGCGGCATTCGAGCAATACAAGACCGGCGCGAAGGCATCCGCTGCCGTCACCGAGTCCGTGCTGCAGGTCGCGCTCGAGCGTCTCGGCGTCGCGGCCGACCAGTGGGGACTGGCCAGCACCGATGCGGCACGGCAGAACGTGGCGGCATTCCAGACCGTCGCCGAAAATGCAGCGGCCACCGCCGGCACGATCGAGGCCGCGTTCAACAAGGCACTGGCGAACGCCACCACGATCGAGGCGGTGAAGGATCTGGGCACCGCCATGCAGGTGGCCGGTGACCAGGGCAAGGTTGGGTTCGACGCCACCGAACGATCCGCCGCCGCGGTGCAGAACCGCATCCGGTCACTGCAGACCGCGCTCGACCCACTGAATGCCGCCTTCGCCCAGCTGGGCATTACCTCGAAGCGTTCGCTCGACGATGCCGCCGCTGCCGCGCGTACGTCGTTTGACCAGATCGTGCGCGCCTACCGCGGTGGCGGTGCGGCGATCGAGGATGTGCGCGCGGCGTTCGGCGCCTACGCCAAGACCCAACTGGACGCCGCGGCGAATTCCGACGACTGGAAACAGTCCTCGGTGCGCAACGCGCTGGAAGTCCAGGCGGCCACGCTTAGTGTCTCCGATGAGATGGCCAAACTTGGCTTGTCTGGCATTGATGCCGGCGACAAGGTTGCCCATGGCGCGCGCACAGCGACCGACGCCTTGCACACCACGGCCAGCGCCGCCGGTGACGTTGCCGCAGCCACCGACCGGGCAGGCGACAGCGCCGAAGCCTATGGGGACAAATCCCGGCGTGCGGCGGATAGCAGTGCAAACGCATGGGTGGCCAGCGGCAAGCGCAGCAGCGTTGCGTTGACGGGCCTGTCCGATACCTTCCTGCAGGCGTTGTCCAACCTCAACAAGTACATCGGCAGCCAGAACATCTGGCGCAACGCGTGGAACGCCACCGTGGCCGAGTGGCGCCGGCAGGGCGTGGAAGTCGACAAACAGATCGAGAGTCTCAACCGCCAGAACGCCGCGTTCGACGAACTGACCCAGCGCGTCGAGACGTTGCGCAAAACTTACAACTACCTCAACGACGACCAGCTCCGCGCGCTCGCCCAGGCGCAGCAGACGCTGGAGCAAAACCAGAAGCGCGTCGAGGATGAAGCCAAGCAGAAAGCCCAGGACCAGCGCGAGAAAAACGCCGCGCAGAACGCCGCGGATACCGAGCGCTGGAACAAAGAACTGGGCGTCGACCCCAACGCCAGCGTGGCCAAGCCAGGCGCCGGCACCGAGCCGCAGCGCATTGCCATCGACCTGAGCGTCAGCGCCAGCCAGCAGGCCGGCGCCGTGCCGGCGCAGCTTTCCCCCACCGACGTGCAGAAGGTGGCGAACGAAGTGGTTCGCCAGATCGGCATCGCCCGCACCATGAGCAACCGCTGATGCCCAACATCACCCTCGGTACCGTCACCTTGCCGCCCGACCTGCAGTGGTCGGATGAGTTCGCCTGGGTGGCGCTCGGCATGACCGCCAAGACCACGCTGACCGGCGCGGAAATCGTGCAGAGCGGCGCGCTGCAGGCTGGCCGGCCGGTCACCCTGCAAGGCGGCACGGACTTCGCGTGGGTGGATTACGCCACGGTCGAGGCGCTGCGCACGCTGGCCAGCGCGGCTGGCGCCACTTACACGCTCACGCTCGCCGACGACCGCGCGTTCAACGTGCGGTTCCGCTGCGAAGACACGCCGGTCGAGGGCGCGCCGGTAGCGCACCGCGTGACCCCGGACACCGGCAAGCGCGACGCCCTGCAGTACGTCCCCATCATTCGCCTCAAGACGGTGTAACCCATGCCCATCCAAGTCACCGACATCCAGCTGCTGGCCAGCGAGCGCCTCACCGACACCGACGACGGCGGCGGCAAGATGACCGGCACCGTGATCGAGTCCGGCGCCATCAACAACCTGTTCCCGGACATCTCGCGCCTGGACCGCACATACGGTCGCCTGAGCCTGCGCAAGGCGTTCATGTCGGTGCGCTCGCAGAACACCGACACGTACCTTGGCGCCCACGTGATCGTCACCGACCCGCCCAGCGACGACAAGGTCGCGGTGACCATGTTCACCACCGGCAGCCCCACCGACGTGCGCAGCAACGCGCAGGATCGCATCGAGAGCTATCTCACCGTCGGCCCGCTCAACGCCTACTACGTGTTCGGCAACCAGCCCCAGGGCGCGAAGGCCATCACCCTGTTCGGCCGGGTGGAGGATGCGCTGCCGGAAGTGGGCGACGTGCTGGTGATCAGCGTGGAGAGTGGCAACGTGGTCACCGCGCAGCAGTACGTGCGCATCGGCGACGTGAAAGCGGAGATCCGCAATTTCACCGATTCGCAAGGCGACTACACCCGCAAGGTGCTCACGCTTACGCTGACCAGCGCATTGCGACAGACCTACCTTGGCGCCGAGGCCAGCCGGCTCAGCAGCGTGGTGCCCCCCACGCGCATCCGCAGCGTCACCGTGGCCGACGCCAGCACGTATTACGGCGTCAGCAAGCTCGCCGCGCCAGCCGCGGCGAACGACCTGCAGGTGACGGTGGAGAGCATCACCGCCCAGCTGGTGCCCAGCACCACGCGCGAGGTAGCGGTGGCTGGCGCCACCCCGGGCCTGTCGCTCAGCTACATCGCGGCGGCCGTGGCGCAAGCGCTGAATACCGGCGCGTCGCCGCGCTACCAGATGCGGGGCGTGTTGCCCGGTAGCCTGCAGGCCACCACCAGCAGCGGCACCGCCAAGGATGATGGCGCCGGCAATATGCAGGTCGGTACCAGCAGCGTCGGCGCGGTGGATTACGAATCGGGCCGGCTGTCCGGCCCGACTATCAACGGCGGCACCTACATCCCGGCGGCCACGATCAGCGCGGCATCCAAGACGTTCGCGGTCGGCATCACGCTCAGCTCGCAGGGCACGGTGTACGTGGTCACGCTGCCCAGCATTCCAGCTCCTGGCACGCTCAGCGTGTCGTTCCGCTACTTGGGAAAGTGGTACACGCTCACCGACGCCAAGCGCGATGGCACCATTGCCGGATCTTCGATCGCGGCCGGCGGCGGTACGGTGGACTACACCAGCGGCGACGTCACCATGACGCTCGGCGCCATCCCCGATGTGGGCAGCAAGCTGGTCTATGCGTGGGGCGACCCGACCAGTTTCCAGCAGCACGCCGGCGACCTCACCGTCACCGACCCCGTGCTGATGTTCCAAGTCGCCCACTGGCCGATCAAGCCGGGCACGCTCACGCTGTCGTGGCTCAGCGGCGGTGTCACCAAGACGGCTACGGCCGACAGCGGCGGCACCATCAGCGGCAATGCCATCGGCAACGTGATCTACCTCGACGGAACCATTGTCATGGCTCCCGCCGCGGGCGCCTTTCCCGACAGCAACGCGAAAATCACCACGGTCTACACACAAGCCGATGGCCTGAAATCCTCGGTCGTCGGCGCGTACGCCGGCGGCACGCTCACCTTCGATCTGCCGGCCGGCGCGCTGCCGGTGAAGCCCGGCGGGCTCTCCGGCGTGGTGGCCGGTTTCTTCGGCGCCACCAGCTACAGCATGTACTGGAAAGATGACGGCGCCGGCGGCATCGTCACCGCCGCCGAGCTGGCGCCGAAGTACCGGCGCACGAATGGCAGCACCGGCCAGCTGCCCATCATCAGCGTCAACGCCGGCACGGTGGACTACAGCACCGGGCACGTCATCATTCAGCCGGGCAGCGTGTGGAGCCGCGAATACACCGTGACCGGCGTGCGCCAGCTGCCGAACAGCAGCCAGGCGTACACGTACACCTACCTCAGCGGCACGTGGCAGGTGACCGATGGACAGGGCAACTTCGTGCCGTCCCCGTTGGTGCAGTTCAACGCCGTCCGCACCACCGCCACTGAAACCGCGCAGAACGAAGCGATCGACTACCCCGGCATCAGCTTCGTGCTCAGCCGCACCGTGGTCGATCCCATCCTGCCCGGCAGCGTGTGGTTCACGTGGGGCGGCAAGACCTACATCGACCGCCAGGGCAAGATCTTCCGCGACATGGATCCGGCCACCGGCAGCGCCACCCAGGCCGGCACCATCAACTACCAGACCGGCGAGGTCACGCTCACCGACTACGGCACCAGCACCGGCGGCAGCGTGGCGCTGAAATCGCTGGTGACCCAGTTCGGCATCATGCCGACCAGCTATGCGGTGTTCCGCACGCCTGGCGCACCGCTGCGGCCGTCGTCGTTCTACGTGCAGGCCATCCGTACCGACACCGGCGAGACCATCACCGCCACCAGCAACAACGGCGGCGTGATCACCGGCACCTTCATTGGCGGCACAGTGCAAAACGACATGGGCTGGGCCGAAATCAACTTCGGCAGCTTCGTGCCGGCCGCCGGCAACGAAACCCAGCCGTGGTACAACGCCGCCAACGTGGTCGGCAGCAACGTCTGGAGGCCGATCTTCGTCGACCCCACTACGATCAAATTCAACTGCGTGGTGCAGACCACGCTGCCGCTGAATGCCGACCTGCTCGGCATCGACCCGGTGCGCCTGCCGCTCACTGGCCGCGTGCCCATCTTCCGCGACGGCGACGTGGTGGTGATCCACGACGACCGCGTCGTCAACCTTTCGGGCGGCTTCACCGCCGGCAGCACCTTCACGCTGCCCGACGCGCCCATCTCGCAGTTCGCCCTGGTCGACGCCACCGGCGCCGTCGTGCCCATAAGCAACTACACCGTCGACATGACCACCGCCACCGTCACCGGCGCCACCGGCTACGACGTCAGCGGCTTCACCGCCCCCATCAGCTGCGCCTACACCGTCGACGACATGCTGCTGGCCAGCAGCGTGGAGCTGGGCGGCCAGGTGTCGCTGGTGGCACCGCTCAGCCGTGCGTACCCGGCCGGCGCGAAGGTGAGTAGCGTCCTGCTGTTCGGCGATCTGCAGGGGCAGAACCCGGTGTTCTTTTCGCAGCAGACGTGGACGGGGGCGTGGAGTGATTCGCTCATTGGCGCGGGCACGACGGCGCAATACAACCGCACGGTGTATCCGCTGCAATTCGTCAACGCCGATACGGTCACCGAGCGTTGGTCGCTCATTTTCACGAGTTCGGCCAGCGGAAACATTGTCGGTGAGACGTTGGGTCAGATCGGCACTTTTACGACATCGATCGACATTGCGCCGATCAATCCGATTACTGGTGCGCCGTACTTCACGTTGAAATCCGCTGGGTTCGGTGCAGGGTGGGGGGTTAGCAATGTTATCCGGTTCAACACCATCGGGCCGAATGCGCCGATCTGGATCGCGCGAACGGTGTTGCCGGGTGCGCAGGCTGTCATCGACGATGCGTTCCGGTTGCAGCTGCGTGGGGACGCGACATAATGGCCGCCTCCAAAACTTACCTGCAAGAGGTATTGGCTGATTCTCCGGTATTCGCATTTACTTGCAATGAGACGACTGGGACGTCGATCGCTGATGCGACTGGTAATGCTCATCCTGGAACGATCAGTGGCACTTACGCGCTTAATCAGCCGCCGATGACTGCAGGTCTTGGAAAAAGCATAGCGTTTACTGCTGGTCGGATATTCTTGCCGTTCAACTCGGCATTTATGTATTCCAATAATTGGGCTATCGAGCTTGTCGCCAAATTCACAGGGACAGCACTTGGTCAGGTATTCGGATTTTTTGACAGTGCTGCTCCGAATGGCGGACCTGCGGTATATGTGAACAATGGTGCGGTCGGCTCAGTGCTATTGCGAGATAGTACAGGAGCGGGCAGCACCGTTTCGTTGGGTGGACTGATAGACGGGAAATTCAGGCATCTATTTTTAGGCAGGCGCGGCCCCAATCTAGAGGCATGGGTAAACGGCGACCTGACAGGCTTGGCCACAAACGTCGCAGTTTATAAGCCGACATCCAATCCGGCTATGTCGCTGATGCAATTTAGAGATGGTAGTCAATCTGTACCTGGCGGTGTCGACGAAGCTGCTTATTATACGAGCATGCCGTCCAGCGATCGGATCAAGATTCACGCCGCGCGAGCCATGGCACGACAGCAGCTCGGCGGGTCGGCAAATCTCGATACTGGTTCGGCTGCGAGCAAGGTATTGGTTAGACGTTGGGACACGCATGAGCATGTGGATGCCGTTACTCCAGATGGCACTGGAAAATGGACGTCTCTTGTCGATCCGGGGGATTATGAGGTGACCACGATCGGGCCAAGTGGGTATCAGCCCATTTGCCACGGTCCGGTGACTGCGTTGGATTTCTGATATGTCGTGCCCTCCATACGTGCCTCCCAATGGGCAGGTTATCGCGGTGGTTTTGGCCGCCGGTTACACGCCGCCGAACGGGCAACTTGTCAATGTAATCCTCGACCCGTGCAGCGGATCTTCGCCGAATCCGCGCCAGACATACAGATCGGTGCTATCGCGTTATCGTGGCGCATCGGCGCGGTCGACGCGGCCGGTGGATTCCATTTGGCGTCCGACTCGAGAGCGGGTCTTGGCCAAATCGCTGTCGTGGGATTCCCCCGCGCCGAGTGGGCTGGAATCGGTCCACTCCTGGGGGCAGGTAAACCATGCCGATATAACCCGACAGCTTGGATGGGCTTTCTCGACGTCGGCCGTTCTTGACATCCGTGCCGTATGGCTCAGGGTCGGCACAGTGGACAATACCTGCGCGTCGCCTTGGGAGGCCGCTGCCCGATGGCCCCAGCGCCAAATGTGCGCTGCGTGGGCGCCCGTATATCCGCGAGAACATGCATCGTGGAATGAGTGGACGAGAGCGCATCAGCTGTCCCTGCTTTACCAGGCGCCACCATCGGCCGCGTATGTACCACCCCGCGGCGATGCCATCGCCTTCGTTCTGACGGCTGACTATTCGCCGCCGTTGCAAACCGCGATCAACGTAACGATGACGGGGTTCGCGCAGGCGCCCCCCGTGATTGTCATGCAGGCCGACCAGCCGCCGCGCGCGCATCCATGGGGAGTGACCAATGCATCTGACGCGCGCTGGAAACTGCGCTGGGGCCACGGCCCTCAATACCGCCGCCCCGACCCACCACCCATCGGCTCCGGCTGGACCGGCAGCCCGAACGAGCCGCCGCCCATCCCCATTGCCCGCAGGGTCTACATCGTCATGAATGATGTGAGCGTAGTACGGCTGCCCGAGCGCACGCCGATCGAAGTGTTGTCCGTCGACCTGCAGGCCACTGTCGACAGCTGGTGTTGGGGCGTGCGGATGGAGCTGGCCGACCCCTCGCAGGTCGCGCTGCTGAAGCCGGACGGCAATGGGCCGAAGCTGGTCGAGATCACCATGAACACCTACGTGTGGACTGCGGTGATCGAGGGGCGCGAGCGCAGCCGCGAGCATGCCAACGCCGCGATCACCGTCACAGGCCGCAGCCAGACGGCGCTGCTGGCCGATGACTACACGGCGCGGCGCTCGCTGGCGGTGACGGATGTGTTCAGCGCGCAGCAGCTGGCCAACAAGGAAATCACTGACCGCGCACTGCCGTTCACCATCGACTGGCAGGGACTGGACTGGGTGGTGCCCGGTGGCGTCTGGTACTACCAGGACATGGCGCCCATCGAGGTCATTGCGCAGATCGCTGCGACGCGCGGCGCGGTGCTGCAGTCGCACCCCAGCGACCCGAAGCTGATCGTGCAGAGCCGCTACCCGGTGAGCCCGTGGAACTGGTCGGCCGGCGTGGCCGATGTAGCGCTGCCATCGGACTGGATCACCGGCGTCACCGCGCAGCAGCAAAGCAAGCCGCTGTACGACGCGGTGATCATCGCCGGCCAGCAGCAGGGCGTGCTGGCCAAGGTGACCCGCCTGGCCAGCGCGGGCGCGACGTTCGCGTCGCAGGTGGTCGACCAGCTCATCGTCACCGCCGACGTCGCCGCCGAGCGCGGCCGCAACGTGCTCAGCGATCGCGGCATGCAGGAACAGGTGAACATGGATATCCCGCTGTTCGCGCCCGGCACCGTCACCGCCGGCATGTCGGGCCTGTACACGCCGCTGCTGCTGGTCGACGTGCAGGATCCGACCGACCCCTGGCAAGGCCAGAGCGTGGGCGTATCCATCACCGCCCGCCGTGGCGGTACCGACAACAAGGCGCTGGAAATCTGGCAGACCGTATCCCTCGAGAGGCACCTCACCGATGCTAATTGACGTCTGGAAACGCTTCGAAGGCCTGCTGCCGTCGCAAACCGTCACCATCGCCACGGTGGCGGCGATCAACACCGACGGCACCAGCTCACTCACCACGCCCGAAGGCGGCACCCTGCGCGCCATCGGCACCAGCGTCGGCGTGGGCGCCAACGTCTACGTGCAGCTCGGCCGCATCCTCGGGCCGGCGCCGACCCTGCCCACGTACAACCTGACCGTGTAGGCGCATGCCGATAGCCGAATACGGCGGACGCCTACTGCTGCGCCACGCCGGGCGGAGCATCATCGGCGGGCGCACTGTCGCGCATTGCCACAGGGGAACCACCATGTCTGACGATCTGCACAACCGCGGTCCCGCCGACCGCTCCCGGGTCAACGTCAACGAGTCGTGGGAAGTGCGATACTGGTGCAAGGAATTCGGCTGCACCGAGACGCAGCTTCGCGCTGCGGTCAAGGCCGTTGGGGTCTCGGTCGTGGCGGTCCGGGCTCATCTCAAGAAATAGGAAGCATGCGATGAAACGATGGTTATTCCTTGTTGCCGGGCTGATGCTGGCCTTCGCCGTGCAGGCATCCGACAGCGTGCGTTTCGGCAGCCGCGTCATCACTGTGGGCGATTCAGAAAGCAAGGTGGCCGAGATTGCCGGCGAGCCGGTCCGCCGCGTGCAACTGGAGAACAAGTTTGGCGGCGCGGTGGGCTATCGCCTCGACTATGAACAGGGCCGCAAGACCGTGCAGATCTACATCTCGCAGGGCCGTGTAGAAGCCATCGCGGAGCTGTACTGACAGCAGTGCCACCCGTCCGGTAAACGTGGCACAACAAGGCGGCGATGCTGGGTACATGCCCAGTCATCGCCGCCTTCATTTTCTGCTGGTGCGTCAACCGTGACGCCCACCGTCGATCGCGCCAAGCCCATCCAGCTGGCCTGGGGCATGCGTGTCAGCACGGGCTTTGCGCGGGGCGTGCTCGGCCTCTGCAGGGGCTTCGGTTGGGGGCCGGCGCACGCCAGCTGGCTGATGGCGTGCATGGCGTTCGAAAGCGCCACCACGTTCAGCCCGTCGATCCGCAACGCGGCCGGCAGCGGTGCGGTGGGGCTGATCCAGTTCATGCCGTCGACGGCGCGCGGCCTGGGCACCACGGTCGAAAACCTCGCGCTGCTCTCGGCGGAATCGCAGCTCGACTACGTCGCCGCCTATTTCGAGCCCTACGCGAAGCGCATCCGCTCACTGAGCGACATGTACATGGCCATCCTGCTGCCGAAGTACATCGGCCAGCCGGAAGACGCCGTGCTGTTTTCCGGTGGCGTGGCCTACCGCCAGAACGCCGGGCTGGATGCGAACCACGACGGCAAGATCACCAAGGCCGAAGCCACCGCACGCGTGGCCGACATGCTCAAGCGCGGCCTGCAGCCGGGTGTATTCGCAACGTACGAGGGCGCGACATGATGATGCTGGAGACCCGCGCCGGCGCCTTCGTCGGCTTGATCTACTCCGCCGCGGCCGCCGCCGCGACGTGGAAAAGCCCGCTGGAATTCGTGGGCCTGCCCGCGCCGATCGTGTTCATGGCACTGGCCGGCGTGGCGTTCGGTCTCATCCTGCAGCCGCCGAAAGCGTCGCGGATCGTGATGTTCATGCTCACGCTCGCGTACGCGTTTTTCGCTGCGGTCGCCGCGGTGCTGCTGGGCAGCATCCCGCACCTGGAATGGACGCGAGCTGCCGGCCCGGCCATCGCCGGTTTGCTCGGCTTCTTCGCCCAAGCGGCGGTGCCCGCCGCGCGCGGCAGGCTGCAACGCGAAATCAGCGACAGGGGATCCAACGGCTCGAGTGGAGGCGCATCATGATCCTCGACACCATCGGCTGGCTCGTCGCGCTGGTCGCGACGCTCACCGGCCTGGCGATGCTGCAAGACGCCAACCGCACCCCCGCAGACACCAGCCCGCACGGCTGGTGCCGGCACATCATGCGGCTATGCCTGCTCATCGGCATCACCGCATCCGCCGTCGTCGTGCTGATGTCACCTGCCATGCGTCACGCGTCGCTGTATGAAGTCGCGTTGCGCTGCTGCCTCACCGGCATCCTGGTCATGCAGTCGCCGTGCCCATGGTGGCACTACGTGTTCAAGGGGCAGGGCGCTGCGCGTATCGAACGTCGGAGAGTCATATGAACAACCGCCATCGGATTCTGTGTCTCGCGCTTTGCCTGCTTAGCATCGTGCTTTGCGTGCTGAAACTCTTGCACATCATCCGCTGGTCATGGTGGTGGGTGACCGCGCCGTTGTGGGGTGGCGGCGCGTTGCTGATCATCGGGCTGCTGTTGCTGCTGATCGGGCTGGCCTTTGCCGCGCGAGACGGAAAACCGATATGAGCAAGGTCTTGCTGTGGCTGCGGTTCCTGCGAAACCACTGGGAGCCGATCCTCGCCGGCCTCGTCGTGCTGTACTTCGCGGTCGTGGCGATCGGCAAAATCCACGCCTACGGCCAGCGCCAGTACCAGGCCGGCCGCAACGCCGTCATCGCCGAGGATGCCATCGCCGCCGCGCAATCCAGACTCGACGCCGACCAGCATGCCGCCGCCGCCGCCGCCGCTGGCGTGGCGATGCACACCACGCTCGACATCGCGCTCCCGCGCATCGAGGTCACCACCCATGACACCGTCGACAAGATCCACACCATCTACCTGGCCGCGCCTGCTGGCCCTGCTGCTGTGTGCGTGCGCCCTCTCGGCGTGCAAACAGCACTCGACGCGGCCCGTGATCGAGCCAACACCGCCGCCCGTAGTCAGCTGTGACCAGACTCAGCCGGCGGCGCTGATTCCGCCGCTGCCATCCGCCGCGACCCCGCCGGCACAGATGCTTGCGGCGATGGATGCGTGGGCCGTGAAGATGATGGGACTCTACGAGACCGAAACCACCACCCGCCACGCCGAGCACGGCTGCATGCGCGAGTTGCGCCAGAAGGGCGTCATTCGGTGAAAGCTTCGATGAACTGTTAGTCGCCACAGCGAGAGCGGCGCAACTGCGAGGATACTGAAATGCATTACCGAAACGGGCGTGAGGCGAAGAACGGCGATAAGATCGTGAGGTTGGAAGGCGGCAAGGTGGTCGCCTTTGGCGTGTTGCATAGCGCAGTGCCGGGCAACGATTACTGCAACGGCAACATTGCCGTCGTGCAATCGGCGACCGAGTACGCCTGCATGTGTGACTGCCTGCACGTCGATGACGTGGCGGCGCTGCTGGCCGAAAAGAGCCTGGACAAGCGCCCCGAAGGCAAGTGATCCAGTAGACTGGCCGTGCAGGTTTGAGTCCCTTTCGGGGACTCGCAGTGCGGCAGGCAGTGCGCTACGCATTTTCTCCCCACTGCCGTCTCGCGAGCCATATGTAACGCCGTTTTCGGGTTCCCCTCTTGGGCACCACATTAGATGGCTTCGCTGAACATCGCAGGAGCTTAAAAAAACCGCCTTTGGCGGTTTTTTTGTTTGCGACGAGCGGGAGGGGAAAACGCCCCGGCCGACGGCGCAGGCCGGCACGACGAATGCATGCTGCAGATCGAGGCGGATATCGCAGCACGCTTCCCGTACAGGAAGCGTAGGCGCCGACCGACATATCTGCCGCCATCGCCATGACACATTGCGCCGACCACGAGGGCAGGCCGGCTGTCACGCCGCTGCAGGCTTCTCGCGGCAAGGGAATGGGGTCCATGGTGACGATTTCGCTTGGACAGGTGGCTGCGGGCGACTGGAATGTTCGTCGCGGCCAGGTCACATTGTTCAGCAACCTGCAGCTCGCGGCGGCAATCAAGCTTGCCCGCGAGATGGCTCGCGATGAGTACGGGCGCCACGGGTATCCGGTTCGCGTGGAAATGCCGGGACCGACCGGCGCGATCGTGCTGGCGCAATACGGCTGGGGCGGCACCAGTGGTGCCGTCGCGGCGCTGGCGACCTGA